GGTGTATTCCTCATCGCCAATGAGGATATTTGCAGTTCTATCCTGTGTCATAGGTCAGTCCTCCTTATTCAGATGCGGCGGCAGCATAGGAAGGCTCATACACTTCCTTGTACCAGTTGGTAATGGTATCAGCGGATACAGCGGTATCACCTTCGGTGACCTCTGCCTTCCAGGGATGCTTGCCCTTGCCGTCCACCTTGTTACGGCGAAGGATGGTACCCTCAATGGTAGGGGTAGAGAAAGTAATGCTGTCGCCCTTGGTGGCAAGGTTGGTGGCAGGGATGCCGAACTTAACACGATAAAGCCAGTAATACTTGTACTTGCCGTTGGACTTCTTTGCACGGAAGCCCACCGCAACAGGGTCGCCGCCGTCTTCGCTGGTAGAAACCACAACGCCATTCTCGTCAATGGTCGCGCCAGTCAGATCGGAAGCAACGGACGCACCAATGTCATCCACGCCAAGGGACAGCGTACCGCTTTTGAACTCCTTGACGATTTCAGCCGCACCGTCATCAGCGTAGAGCGTAGCTTCAGCCAGTTCCACGGACAGTTCGGCACTCATTGCCTTTGCCAACTGCACCGGGGTTGCGTAGGTTTCACTGCCATCCTCACCCTCGGTGATCTTGGAATAGTACAGTTTATCAAGACCGATAGTAGCCATAGATTATTCCTCCATTTCATAGTGTTTGGCTACATCCACAGCGTAGTGGTGATAGCCGTTTTCAGTTTCATAACCGACATATCTGCGGTCGGTTATCGTAAAATCATGAGCCAGGAGCGATTTCACGATGGCGTTTTTATCCTTCATGTAATTGCCCTGGGCGTATAGTGAAATTCGTGCCTCCTGCACATCAAACGCTGGTGCGTTATCCGCATGGAGTCCGAATGTGTCAACAATCGGCACTACCACGATATACCGCTCCGGGGCTTTGTCTTTGAACACACCAGTTTCCAGCGGAATACCCAGAGGGGTCAGTGCCGATTGAATGTCAGACAGAACACTCACAGTTTCTTGACCTCCTCATCAAATTTCTGCTGCATCGCCGCAATACACGCCGACTTGGATGCAGATTTGGCTGGTTTCAGAAAGGGCTTTGCTGGCTGGCCGTGTTTGCCGTATTCCAGAATATTGGCAATCATGGCATTGCTCTTGCCGTCAGAACGCGGCTCTGCAAAACCGATTTTGATGTTGTGGTTACCCTGTTTGTCCACCTTTACCGGGGTCACGCCCAGGGATGCTTCCAACTCACCCGTGGACTGGGACGGATGCTTCGTTCCGCTGCCCACCACAGCTGAAAGGTTGCTGCTGACCTTCGCCAGAACCACCTCACCGCCAGCTTCCAGCACTTTCTCCGCAACGGCATCTGTATTGGACTGCAGCCGGGAAAACTTCAAAAGAAAGTCCTCCGGCATCTTCACATCAACTTTTGCCATTGGTAGCCACGCTCCTTTTCGCCAGCACCTCCACATACATCCCTCGGCCTTTCACATCCTCAACAGAGGTAATGTCATAGCGCCCACCGTCACAGACCAGAACATGATCCGTAGTGATGGTCAGCCCAGGGATACAGCGGAAGCGGAAAAGGTCGGTCGCCTCCGAGAACGCAGCCAGGTTTGCCCACCGCTGGGAGCCGTGGCGACCTTCCCGATATACACGGACAGAGGCGAGGACTTCATCCACCGTAGTAGAAAAGCCCTCGCTATCTTTCACGTGCCTGGTTTCGATGATATCCGCAAAACCGTTCATCATTCCATAACTCATACTCACACCTTCCATTCCCGGTCGAGGCGCAGAAGCAGGTTCACGGTCTCCCACACCTGCTTTCCAGCCTGTACGCTATCTGCAAAAAAGCCGCCTGTGCTGCCATCCCTGGATTCATAGAAATGGGATGCCAGCATGATGACGGCCTGTTCCGTAGTCGGAGGCATAGCGTTTTCCGTATAAGTCCCAGCCGGAATGTGCTGGTAACTTTCCGCATAAGAAACAGCGGCGGTGATGTAGCCTTTCAGCAGAGCATCATCCACCGCATGGTCGAGAATCAGATTTTGCTTTACCTTAACGAGCAGTTCTTCCATCACCGCCGCCTCCTTTCATTACGCAGTCTTCATCTTCAGAACCTTGATGGCTTCAGGCAGCACCAGCTTACCATCCACACGCTCCTTGGCAACAAAGCCGATCATGCCGTTGCCAGCGAACAGTTCCTTCAGTTCTGCAAAGGAACGGGTGCCACGGTCGCCGATGTTGTAGTAGCTGAAATCACCAAAGGCGATGACAGGCTTACCAGCTTCCACAGTAGGCACATAGGGAGAGGTCAGAACCTCGTAGCCAAACAGACGGTCAGGCTCACCAGCCTGCACGGAAGGCTGCCAGAGGTATGCCTGGTTGTTGTCCTTCAGCTTACGGAGCAGAGCGATGGTCTGGTCGTTCATGATGAACTTGGCGTTCTTGCGGTAAGGACGCTTGAGGCTGTACACCAGGCTGATGATCTCATCAGCGGTGATAGCGGTTGCGGAAGCGGCAGTCACGCCCACATCAGCACCGCCAGTCTCGGCGAAGATACCCAGAGGCTTGCCAACGCCATCACCGTTGAGGAAGGCATCCTCTTCGGCGTTGCCCAGTGCCTTGGAGAACTGACGGAGAATATACTTCTCCAGCTGGAATGCATTGTCGTAGAGCAGCTCCTCAGTCACCTTAACAGCGACATGGAGCTTGTGGGCATCCAGGTTGATCTGGGCGAACTTCGCATCACCGAAGGTCAGTTCCTCGCCCTCGTCAATCCAAGCAGCCGCAGGCTTGCTGCCAGCGATGTTGATCTTACGCTCACCGCTGGTGGTGATGGTGGTTGCCAGTCTACGGAAGATGTTCTCTTCCTCCAGACCCTCGATCAGACGGCGGTCGTACTCTTCGGGTACCAGATAACCGCCATCGGTATCGATGCCCTCGGACAGAACGTTGCTGATCTGACGGAAGTTGGTACGCAGAGCCTTCAGCATATCGGTACGGTATGCCTCGGAGGCACGGCCGGTCTTAGGCTCATCGCCACGGCCAGCACCAGGCTGATTGGTGATGGGGTTGCTGGTAGGACGGGCCAGTTCAGCATCGATGCTTGCCTGACGCTCCAGACGCTCGATCTCCTTACCCAGAGCCACCACATCGGCTTCCATCTTGTCATAGGTTGCGGTATCCTCGGCAGAAAGCAGACCGTCAGTGCCACGCTTGCTGTCCAGGAAGTTTTTAGCGGCTTCCCAAGCCTTTGCACGCTTCTCGCGCAGTTCCAGAATCTTATTCATAGTGATATTCCTCCTTAATCAGTGAGCCAGCAGGCTCAGTCTTTTTTCCAGTTGTTCGATAGGGGTACCGTCCTTCTTTTCCGGCATCAGCTTCTTAAGCAGAGAATTGGTGACTGCCTTTCTGGAGAACATCACTGCTTCCAGAGGCTTGTCCTCTCCGGCTTCTTCGGCATCATCGGAAAAGAGGATTTTATCTGCAAAGCCCAGTTCCACTGCCTTTTTGGCATTGAACCAGGACTCGGCATCCATAAGGTGAGAAATCTTGGTACGGGACAGACCCGTCTTGATTTCATAGGCGTTCATGATGGATTCTTTCACCTCATCCAGCATGGCAGAGGCTTTCTGCATCTCTGCGGAGTCGCCGATGGCAACGGTCATCGGGTTGTGAATCATCATCATGGCTACCGGGGACATCTGCACCTCCGTGCCAGCCATCGCAATGACAGAGGCAGCGGAAGCCGCCAGACCGTCAATCTTGACCGTCACGTTGTGGGGATAGTCCATCAGCATATTGTAGATTTGGGCGGCAGCGAAGACGTCACCGCCAGGGCTGTTGATCCAGACGGAAATGTCACCCTGGCACTTGTCCAGGTCAGCCCTGAACAGCTTCGGGGTCACCACATCGCCGAACCAGGTCTCATCGGAGATTTCTCCGTTCAAGACCAGCACGGCAGGCTCACCTTCGTTCCTCACCCAGTTCCAGAATTTTCTTTTCATGGGAACCTCCTTGTGTGTTTTTGTTGGGG